ATATAACTGCTTTAGAAGCTACGGCAGTACCTACTGCGGTTGAGCCAATATCAAGAGCATTGAGTTCTCCTACAACAGCGGTAATGCCATCTAGAGCATTAAGTTCAGCCGCTGTAGATGTTACGCCATCAAGGATGTTTAATTCTGCGGCAGTACTTGTTACTCCATCAAGGATGTTTAATTCGGCAGCGGTGCTAGTCACCCCATCTAGAATGTTTAGTTCTGCTGTTGTAGACGTTACTCCGTCAAGAAGATTAAGTTCGGTAGCTGTTGAAGTAACTGCTACATCCTCATTAATTTTAGGAGATGTTAAAGTTTTGTTTGTAAGAGTATCTATAGATACACGGGATAATAGAGTTGAATTAGCTCCAGCAGGAAGCATTAAAGTATTAGTAACTGCTGCTGAGTGTGGTTGTGCGTAAAGCTTTTGACCGTGGGAATTGCTTTCACAGTTAAGAACTATTGCACCTGAGTTAGTGTTTCCTCTGACTACCACTGTGCCTGTTCCATGAGGAGCTAAATCAATAGTTGCGTTAGAAAGTGAAATAAGATCGTTACCATTAACGTCTAAATTTCCGCCTAACTGAGGAGTTGTGTCTTCTACTACGTTTGAAATAGCACCAGAAGAAGCAAGGCCACTAACTACTGCGCTGCGCGTTACTTTCTTTAACCCACCGCCTGAAGTATCTATAGCTATAAATACATCATCATTTGCTACTGTGCTAATTTCAGATAGTGAAGAGACTGCTGTAGGATTAAAGTTAGTGCCATCAGCAACAAGAAGCATTCCTGCCGTGTTAGTACCCATTATTAGATCGTCACCACCAATAGTAAGATCACCTGTTAATGTAAGGTTTCTTATACCAGTGTAATCTTTATCTGAATCAAGAATTACTGCTTTGGATGCTACTGCTGTACCTATTGCTGTGCTACCTATGTCTAAAGCATTAAGCTCTCCGACAACTGCTGTGATGCCGTCTAAGGCATTAAGCTCTGCTGCTGTAGATGTAACTCCATCTAATATGTTTAGTTCAGCAGTAGTAGACGTAACACCGTCTAAGATATTAAGTTCGTCAGTTGTAGCTGTAACACCATCAATTAAATTTAATTCTGTAGCTGTAGCTGTAACGCCGTCTAAAATGTTAAGCTCAGCAGCAGTGCTTGTAACACCATCTAAGATATTAAGTTCATCGGTTGTCACAGTAGCACCGTCTAATATTTCTAGTTCAGCTTCATTAAGTACTGCACTGCCTACTGTAAGGCCGCCTACAGTTGCGACACCTGTAACGCCTAAAGTCCCTGCAACAGTAGCGTTAACGTCTACGTCAAGTGTATCTACATGTATTGTTCCGTCAAAGTATGCGTCTTTAAACTCTAAAGAACTTGTACCTAAATCAATATCGTTATCGGTTACCGGAACTATTGCGCCGTCTTGGATGCGTATTTGTTCTACGGCTGAGCTACTTACTTGTACAAAAAATCCCCAACGGTTATTGCTGGTGTCTACTACAAGTTTATTTAAAAAATCTTGGTCACCTATAATTTCAATGTTGCCACCTTCTCCAGCACCACCATCGTGTTGGTGACCTGTTGTACCTGAAGAAGCATAAACAAAAGCGTTTAAAAGTTGATTATATTCGTTGTTAAATAAAGCGGCTTCTACTACGTCACCATCTTCAAAAGTACTTTGTCTTGTATAACTTGTTCCTGCCATTTCTTATCTCCTGCCTGATGGCACGTAATTTATATATAGCCCGTTTAACGAATAAGGAGGACGTTGATCTTCTGATCTAACTTGAAAGCTTACTGTATGACCGGAACCTTCAAGAACATTTCTAGCCATTGGATCATTTGTTCCTTCAAATATAGCGGTTCCAAAAACGGCTGAGCCAAAAGCGGGTGGCGTAGCAATCCCTGCTAATGAAATATCTGGTGGTTGAGCTACGTCAACATCTACAAAATCAAATTGAGTCCTAAGTATTGGTGCTATTGTGCCTTCGGGAGAAACAGAAAGCTTTAAATATTTCATAGTCTTTCTAGTTCCTACGTCCCCAAAATCTAAAAATGGTGTTGTGTACTTAGCATTAATATTAAAAGCAGACCCTTCAGCCGTAAATGAATTTCCTATATCGTGATTATAAACATACCCGTTTTTATCGCCGTGATATATTTTTTCTATTCCATCAGCATCAAAATCAGATACAATAGAAGAAGCTTGAATTCCTTGTGTTTCTGACCACTCAAATCCTTCTCTAGTTAAAGTGCCTATAATTCCTTTAGCCCTATTAATTGCTCCACCTGATGTAGAGTAATACAAACGATACTGTGAACGTCTTCGCAACACACAGCTTGTAATAGTAAAGTCATCTATGTCTCTAGCAATAAGAGAAGTCACAGATTGTATTTGTCTGCTGACTGAGCCTAGCTCAACGTCACCAATTCTTGCTGTACCAGCGACTGATCTAATTCCGTCTGGGCTTAGAAATACTAAGTCACCACCAATTTCTTGGATGCTATAATGACTTAAACAGCCTACGTTTTGTGCAATAGGAACAACAGCAATGTTAGTCGCGTCATTAATGTTTATAAGTTTATAAAGACTGTTTTCACAGAAAATAATTAAATCTGTTCGGAAGCTTCTAATCCCTATAATCTGATCATCAATGGCAATACTACCCGCTCCTGAACCGCTAAAAGAATCAGGGTCTAATGTAGAACTATAATAAAGAGTGTTTTTTTCTGTAGGAGCGCCAGCAACTACAAAGTGTTTGTCGTGTATTACACCAACTTTAGGCGCTACAGAACCTGAAACAGTTATTTCTTTTGCAAAATAAGTTCTTCCTGACAATGCTCCTGTGCCGGTCATTTTAAAAAAGAAAGGTTTGTTTGCTCCGTCACAAATTAAAACTTGTCCGTATTCTTCATTACCATCAAAAATTGAAATAGAACATTGTGCTTGGTTGGTTCTAGCAAGTGTAGAACGACCATCAAACGTAGAAAAATTATCGCCTCCACTATCTACACTAGCTTTATTAATCTGAATCCAAGTAGATCCGTCATTAGTAAAAAAAATATTTGTTCCGCTGCAAGCTATAAGACCGTCTGCATATACAGCTAAACCTAGTAAAGGTGTATTTGCGTTAGGTCTAGTATTTCCAAAATTTGTATAGCCGTTTATTCTTCTGTAGCCGCCATCAGGATCGACTTCAAAGTTTTGAAGCTCTGTAGCAAATCCGGGCTGAGACAACAATTCAAGCTGATTAATATTAGTATTTAAACCGCCTTTACATGAAATACCAAAAGGTTGCGAAGCTGCCATACTATACGAATCTCACTCTGTCATCTGAAATATAGATAGATGCAGGAGACATCAAATTAGAACGCATGCTTTTTAAACCGGCTTTATAATCTTCTTGTGCAAAAGCTGCGGATTGCGGGTTATCTTTAAACTGCCACATATAATATCTAGCTTTTGCCATGAGGACAGGAGCGTAGACATCGGGGAATAATATGACATCACTGTGTGCGCTCAGACGCGAAGGAAGATTCCAAGCAAAGTACCAGATACGATATACTTTATCTGGTATTGGGCTAAGACCAAACTGTCGCCCATCGGGACTGCGTATAATAGCGTTAGGCTTGCCGTAGCTTTGAGTGTCGGCATCGTCTAAGTTTTCTGAAGTTCTTCTAAAGTCTTTCCAGTTTTCTAGTGTTATAAAGCGTAAGTTTCCATCACTATAAGGAGGAGATTCTCCGCTAACACCTACAGTAGTAAGATAGAAGTTATCCCAATCTACTGATCCATAATCTGTTGTAAGGCTTGAGCTTGCTGGCTTTAGTTCATACCATCGAGTTCCAGCTACTGTTTCTAAATATACGTTGCCGTACATTGGATCTGTTCCACCACTATCGGAAACAGCTAAAAAAGGCCACTGAGGTTCTTCGTTTACTATGTCAAAGTAGGCTCTATTGATGTTATCTTTAGCGTGTTGTTGTACGCTACGAGCAGCAGAAAAGGTTGCAGACGTTAGTACAACTTCATTAAGCTCACGTAGAAGCTCATTTGTTAACTGTAAAAAGGTTGTAGCCATCGTTTACACTGCCTTTGATTTAGTATTAGAGGTTTCTTTTTTACCCCAGATTGCATCCCAGTTGTTTTTATATTTCTCTTGGTTCTCAGGCTTATACCAGCTTCCAGTAGCGCCTAATGTTTTTCCTTTACGATTGCCTTTAATCATTAGAGGCTTAGAGTCGCTTCCTAAAACAGCCATGTATTCTCCTTTTTAAAAAGATTAGGGGGCTTTTTACACCCCCTTCTCTAATCACTTACTTAGTCGATACCGTAGAACGCTGAAACCATAGCTTCAGGACGTAATACTTTAGCGCCGTACACATGCAAGCCTCGACAGATATCACCAAAGCTATCTGGGTCACGAAGGACTTCAGTGCTTGTAATGGTCTGTGCCGTAGCAGTAGAACTCATGTGTCCACCAAGTATCTTACCTGCCGCGTTAGACGGAGCAGCGACATTGTTGGACTTGTACATATCAAAGCCTCGTAATTTACCGGAAGATACCAGACCATTACGGATAGAGCCTTGACCAGCATTGAAGTCAACAGACATCAACTTAGAGCTTGACTGTCCCAACTGCTCGTAAAAGCTAGGGGGAGCCAAGAACCAACGTCCTTCTTCAGGAATATCCTGTTCGTCAAGAAGACGGGCCATGTAAGCCATGATATCAAGAGGATCATGCTCATCAGTTCCAAAACCAATGTCCAAGTTACCAGTACCATCAAAGGTTCCAGCAGCCAAATCAGTAGCATTATCGCTACCAAGGATATGGTTAGGGCTTGATGCAG